GTCAACGGCTTGCCTGTTTTCTAGCAACTGAGTATCACGTCCTTCAAGGTAACGATATACCAAGTACGGGAAGTCAATGATAACCATAGCAGTCTTCATGTGTGGAAGCTGACGGAACTGCGGATGCAAGTGTACCATCAAGTCTCCAGCAAATGTAGCATACCTAGTTAGGTTGACTCCGTAAGCACCTTCAACAGCTGTTGGCTGCCATCTGTCCTTACCATACTGCTGCAAGTGGTTCGCCACTGTTTCACCAACAAAAGCAATCTTTTGTTTTGAACCAAACTTAAACACTGTGTTGATAAGAAGAGAGTCGAAACCATCTTCAGTCATTGTTCCAGCATTACTACCACCATAAGTGGCGTTCTGTGTCGCAATGTCTACAACATTGGTTAAGCTGTTCAATAGACCGCCAGTAAACCTTGTTGGCTGTGCAGTTGAACCGTTAGCTTCGTGCTTGTTACCAAAGAACATAGCTCGCTCGATGTCAGACATGTGGAGCTTAAGTGCCTTAGTCATAGCCTCGTCTAACTTATCACCAGTTCGTAGGTATGTGCTTTGCAAAGTATTTGATACTTGGAAAGCAGTCCTAAAAATCTGAGTGAAGTTTGAGACTACTGAAGCGTCGAAGCTGATTGCAGTTGGTGAGGTGTCACCTTCAGCCGCTGCAAATCCAGCGATAAACAAGATTGCATTATCTGCAATTTGATGCGCTGTACCACCAATGTTTCTGGTCACAGTAAGGGTAGTGCCAGTAGTATCAGCAGTAGCGTGCATCACTTCGCTTGTTTCACTGTTGACAATGATTGCGCCTTTTACAGCGAATTTATTGTCGTCAGCTGCATCGATTGTAACTGATGTTGTTGATGTTGAAGCAACAGCACCATTCACTTTCAATGTACGCTCTGGTAGTTCGTCCCTAAAGTTTTTATACTCTGGGTCGTCTGTTGGCTCTGATGAACCCATTGCAAGCAATGCGTTCAGTGGAGCGTTACCGTTTGGTTCCAACAACGTGAAAAGTTCACGGTAATTTTTTGGGCGGAAATCAGATGTAAACTCTCCTGTTCCCCGCAATCCTTGTATTGCTGCCATAATTTACCTCCTTATAGCATTAGTTACGGTTTTTTTACAGTCGAGTCGTTACGGAAATTAACCATCGCATAAACTCTAAAACACACTGGGCCTCGGCGCAGTTTATGTGTTATTCGTATGATATGTTATAAACCATGTACTTGTCATCCCTATAAATCATAATCTCCGATTTTAGGGCATCTAAACCTTTTAGACTTGTACATAGGGTAGCCTTTGTGAACTTTCCTTGATATTTCATACGCACGTCTTTTGCACATCTCCTCTGTCTTGTACGGGCCGTATTGGTCTTCCAGTACAATACAATACTCAGGGTTCATTAAGTGACATATTGTCACAAATGCTTTGTACAAATATTAGCTCATTCGTTTAGACATGGTTTTGTTAATCAAGTTATCCAAAGTAGAAGCGGTTTCTGTCGGCGCATTTGTTGGATTTGCTGCTGGTGTTTGACCTAGCGAGCCCGTAAATGCCTGTCGCCTTTCAGCGATAGCCTTCATTCTCTCCATCTCTGGACTGTTCATGCTGTTTTTGAAATCTTGCATGACCTTAATAGTCATTTGTGGGTCAACAAAATCTTCCATAGTAAAGCCACGTTCTGCTGCAAATATCATAAAGTCATTGGCAGCTGTGTCAGGTAGACCCAGTGCTTGTTGTACTTTGTCGATATTGTTAGCAATCTGTTGCTGTACAGCCTGTACACTTTGTGCTTGTGAGTTGGCAACTTGGTTCCTTGCTGCGTCTGCGACGCCTTGTGAGTTAGCCAATACACCACGTAATAACTGTGATAGCTGGTTGATTTGTTGCTGCATTTGTTGCATGCCAGCATTGCCTTGGGCTCCAGACATCATCATCTCTTTGTACCCAGGTGGCAGTGAAGCTGCATTTTCTTCTTCCCACTTTTTAAGACTTGCCTCCATGTCTCCAGACTTGACTGCTGCATCTTTCTCATAAACACCTGGCTTATCGCCCTGTGTGTTGCCCATTGTGGGATTTGATTCTTCGCCTTTTGCTAAATTGCTAAGAATTTGAGCAACTTCTTTTGTATTCGCCCCAGGGTTTTTGCGCATGTACTGCTCAATAACATCCATAACGGGCTTATACTTTGCGTTCTTAAAGTTAAGAGCGCTGTACCTCTCAAACGTTGATTTGATTTGTTGAGGTGTAAGCTTTCGCTTTGTCTTCGGGTCACTTCCATCGCCAAACTCAATCTCATAGATGATTGCTTCAGCGGTCATCTTGTCACCTTCAGTTTCGGGACTGCCTTTCTCAGCTGCTTTGCCTTCGTTGCTGTCCTCTTTTTTCTTCTCAGGGGCTGGTGTTTGCGTCTGAGTAGGGGTAACGCCCATTTGGTTTGAGGCCAGTCTGTCTACAGCAGCCATAGCGTCTTGGGGGTTTTGCGGTGTCGCCATTTTATTTCTCCGTTCTCCCAGCCGAAGCGGGGGGTTTGTTTAAATTATTGCTCATTATTGCCTGTATTCTTATTTCTGTCGTCCATATCAGACAGTGCAATCTCCGACTCCAGCTTTGATTGCAGACGTACAGGTAATTCGAGCATCCTCTTAGCAGCCCATATAGAGCCACGTCTGAAGTTTATTTCTGTCAAATCCATGTTTGCTGACTCAGCAATAGACATGGCAGACGCCAGAATCTCGTCATTCATTACATCTAAAAGAACTGCCCAACCCTTTGAACCTGTAAGCTCTTTTATCGCTTTGAGCTTTGCTTGTGGGGTCATTTAGTTCTTTTAATCTTCTTACTCTTTCGTACAACTGCTTTGCCAGCCATTACAGACCCGTGACCCTTTTTGTTCACAGTCCTGTTGATAGCAGCGTCTTTAGGATTGTACGACTCAATCTTTCCTTCTTTGCTTGCCATTATCGCCCTCTCTTTTCAATTAATCTGTCAATCTTAGAATCTAGCGCATCTAATCTATCTATAACTCTATTTATATCAGATTCCATTTCTTTTTTCGTCACATATTCTTTTGCAATTTCTTCTCGTGTCTTGTTAAGAAGAATCGACAAACGATTGATTTCAGCAGACCTCTCACGTAAAAAATACCCGACCAAGCCAAGTATTAACGTTAGAACTCCATTCCATACCATTAACTCCATACTGCACCTTTATGGCTTTGTAGGCCATTTTACTTTCTCCAGACTATCGTATGTTTTTGTAATGTCACGCAAATCTTGACGATACTTCTTTTGTGCGTCTGTCATTGTAAGGTCAGAGCTTGCCCACCAGTCTGTTTCTGCAAGCTTCATGTTTCGTTCTGCACGTAAAAGCTTCATGGGCTCTGCTGCTACCAGCTTGTCCTTTTCTGCATTTACCTCGTCCCAAGTAACACCAAAGTCTTTTGGGTCGGTACTTTCTATGGCGCTTCCATTTTCGTCTGCTCCAGTTATTTTTACAAACATCTTCTCAAACTCGGATTTAGATGTGGGCTCGCCACGCAATACCCATTCTTTAATTTCGAGAGACGCTAGTGCTTGTGCTATGTCAGTCATATTGCCTCCTTATTTAATTTGCTATTTCCATAACTGTAATACTTGAAACTTGTCTTTGTCCCCAATCATTGTTGTTTGCATCATTACCAGTTCTGTTAAGATAAGCAACGTTGTTTGTTTGTGTTTTTCCTTGGATTGAATAAGTAATTTGACTGGTAGTTGAAGGGCTATCTAAAAACTGTCCTACAAATTTAGGCCCAGAGTGGTTTGCATCTGTTTCTCCATAACGGTGTGATGTAGTTGTTTGTGTCCTATTATTAGAGGAGGCAGCAACACCAACAGGTGTACTATCTCGCATAATTCTTGCTTGTGCTGTAAGACCATACATTGTCATTGACAAATCAAACATTATAAAAATTTTACTGGATGCAGATGTTGGCGTTATATTCACTGACAAATTTTGAACAGCTGTGAAAGTTTGACTTTGAAGAGTGCCTGAATCAGTTTTAGTTGTACTCTTAACTTGCAATACAGAACCAGCTGGAAGGTCTGTATTTAATATAGCTGGCAACCCCGCCCTTGTTACTGGAGATATTGCTGCGTTATTTAGTTTTGTTAGTGCCATATTTTTATCCTAAAAACTCTATAGTCCAATCACCATTATGGGTTGCTAAAATTCCAGAGGTTCCATGAGCCCTCAAAGTTAAAACATCATTTGCTGACAATTTATCAATGAATGAAACAAATGCTGTTGAATATGGAGAATTGCCTTCATTTGCTCTAGCTCTATGTGGAACGCCAGCACTATTTCCTCTTGTGCCGTTAGTATATATGTCAAAGTGCATAACAGTAGCTGCGTTACCCGCCTTAGTGACTCCATAAGATATTCTATAATGGCCTGTTACTGGAATGGTGTATTCGCCAGAGCTGCCATTAAATGCACTTGCAGTATCAACATCAACACTCAACCCATTGCCTGGAGAGGATGTTGTGAATATTGATTGAGAAGCACCAACAGTAGATATGACGTTGACACCAATATCACTTGTAACACGAGCGCTGAATAGAATTTTAACTGCGTCTGGTTGACTTACTCTACCGTTAGAATCGATAGTCATGGAACTTGTGCCTGACTGATTCTGGATTGCATCGACTCTGATTACTGAACTCATTGTGCTACCTCCATAAGCATGAAATGTGAATAACCTCTATGAATGTAACTTGCGTTAT